TCTGAAGAGTTTGCAAAAGACTTTGGTGTTTATGATCTCAATCAGTTCTTGAATGGCCTTAGTCTTCATCAGAGTCCTGAACTTGACTTCAAGAATGATGGTTATGTTGTTATCCGCGAAGGCAAGATGCGTTCCAAGTATTTCTTCGCTGATCCTAATGTAATTGTTACTCCTCCTGAGAAAGATATCACACTTCCTAGTGAAGATGTATGTTTTGAAGTGAGTACCGAACAACTGGACAAACTGCTGAAAGCAGCTGCTGTCTATCAACTTCCTGATATCTCTGCTGTCGGTGAAGGTGGTGTTATCAAACTAGTTGTTCGTGACAAGAAGAATGATACATCTAATGATTTTGCTATTGTCGTTGGTGAAACTGAAGATCAGTTCTCATTCAACTTCAAAGTAGAAAATATCAAGGTTCTTCCTGGAACTTATGAAGTGGTTGTGTCAAAGAAACTTCTGTCTCGATTTGAATCAAAAAATCATGATCTGACTTATTATATTGCTCTGGAGCCTGACTCCACTTTTGATTGATTCTTAACTAATTTATTATGCGTAATGAATTTCTTTGGGTGGAAAAATACCGCCCTCAGACAATTGAAGATTGTATCCTCCCTGAAAGCATTAAGAAAACTTTTCAGGGTTTTTTATCTAAAGGTGAAGTACCTAACTTACTTCTGGCTGGGCCTGCTGGATGTGGTAAAACCACTGTCGCAAAAGCACTTTGTAATGAACTTGGAGTAGATGTTTATGTCATTAACGGATCCGATGAGGGACGCTTCCTTGATACGGTCAGAAATACTGCAAAAAATTTCGCTTCGACCGTATCACTTTCGTCAACTGCTAGACACAAAGTCATCATTATCGACGAGGCTGACAACACAACAAACGATGTACAACTCCTACTTAGGGCGTTTACGGAGGAGTTTTCTGGGAATTGCAGGTTTATCTTCACCTGCAACTTCAAAAACAAAATCATCGAACCCCTTCACAGCCGATGTGCCTGCATTGACTTCTCTACCGACAGAAAGTCAAAACCACAACTCGCCTCAACATTCTTCAACCGTCTCAGGTTTATACTTGAGAGAGAAGGTGTCGAAGCTGATCCGAAAGTTCTTGTAGAACTGATTAACAAACACTTTCCTGATTGGAGACGTGTTCTTAACGAGTGCCAGCGTTACTCTTCTTCAGGTAAAATTGATGCTGGAATTCTTGCACAATTTTCTGATGTAAAAGTAAATGATCTTATTAAACATCTTAAAGAGAAAGACTTCAAGGAAGTACGAAAGTGGGTGGTCAACAATCTTGACAACGATGCTTCTGTTCTTCTTCGCCGTGTTTACGATGCTCTATATGGATCCCTGGCCCCTAATTCTATTCCTGCCGCCGTTCTTGTTATTGCTAAGTACCAATACCAGATAGCATTTGTGGCAGATCAAGAGATTAATATGCTTGCTTGTTTAACTGAAATTATGGTGGAGTGTGAATTCAAATGAGAACACAAAATAAGGAAAACTATTATTACTGGTTCTGGGTCATAGCCATGGTCGCATTTATTGTTCCACAGGTGTTTACTGCCTGGGCATATATAAACATTGTAGATATTATTAAATCCCCTATTAAAGTTGAATGGATTGATGAAAAATGATTGATGTAAAATTATTCCGTATTATTACTGGAGAAGAAGTAGTTGCCGAACTTGTTTCTGAAGGCACGGAGTTTGTGACTGTCAAGAACGGTCTTGTTGTTCTTCCTAGTGCTCAGAATGTTGGCTTTGCTCCTTGGGCTACTGTGATTAATCGTGAGAAACCAGAGATTACTGTGAATCGTAATCATATTGTGTATATTGCGGAACTTGATTCTACTATTCGAAACAAGTATAATGAAATCTATGGAAGTAAACTGGTAACTCCTGAAGAGAAGAAACTTATTTTATGATTAATAAAATTCCTGAAAGTGATGCTAGGTGGTCCTCTGATGAGTTTATAAAGTATTTCTCTCAAATGGGAAATATTGAGGATTATCTGCGATTTGTTAAGAAGGAAGTAATTAATTCTACTAGTTCTCTTGCCCCACTTCATGATGAGTTCTTCAACGAAGATATTCATCCTGAGGATATGGAGTTTGATATCAAGTTTGTTGGTAGTAGATTTCCACAATCTATTCCCCAAGAGCATTATGGCAATCTTTTGAGAGCCGTATCTTCCCATAATAATGAGTCCAATATTCCTGGACGGGAATTACGTTGGATGATTTATGAAAAGAACACTAATAAAGTTCTCGGATTTATTCGCTTTGGTTCTCCAACCATCAACTCCAAACCAAGGAACTTGTGGCTTGGTCGGGCACCCGATCTATCCATATTCAATCGTCATGCGGCGATGGGATTCGTTATCGTTCCTTCTCAACCATTTGGATACAACTATCTTGGAGGTAAACTCCTTGCTCTTCTGTGCTGCTCTCACTATGCCCGTGAGACGCTGAACGAGGTCTTTGAGAAGGATATTGCCCTCTTTGAAACTACGTCGCTCTACGGGTCTACTACAGATGCCTCACAGTACGATGGCCTCAAACCATTCATGCGATACAAGGGTCTGACTGAAAGTAAGTTCTTACCCCTCCTCCATGATGAAGCGTTCCATAAACTTCATGATCGATTCACTGTTCTGAACAATAATCAACCACTGACTGATAAGACTGCATCATCCAAAAAGATGAAGCGCCAGACAAAGATGATATCGATAACTCGCAATTCATTGAAAGAGTATGGTCTTACTCAGGAATTAGAGCAGTTCAACACTGTCATTGATACAGCTCTCTCCTTGACTCAGAAGAAGAGAACTTATTTCTGTGAGTATGGATATTCGAATGTTCGTGAGGTGATCCTTGGTGAACAGAAAGAACTTCTTCGTGGTCAGAACTGGGAAAAGCACGAACTTGAAAATATCATCAAGTGGTGGAAGAAGAAAGCAACCAAGAGATACAACAAACTCAAGGAAGAAGGTAGGTTCAGGACCAAGGTAGAACTCTGGACAGATGATGATGACATTCAAATTATTAGATAATGGAACTCAAAGATTGGCTCAACTCAATTAACTTCACTAAAGAAGATCTATCCGAACACATAAAAGAATATCCGCCATACGTTATTAATCGCTGTTTATCTGGCAATCTTGACTGCATCATGTTTGCTAATGAGATGAATCTTCATCATTCTTTAGATAAAGATATGCAATATTCTTTTTTTCTAAATAGTTTGAGGAAAAAAAAGAGATTCTCTCCCTGGCTCCGTAAGGATAAAGTCACAGATTTAGAATGTGTCAAAAAATACTATGGATATAGTAACGAGAAGGCATCGCAAGCTCTGAAAATCCTGACCACAGAACAAATTAATTTTATTAAACAGCGACTTGAAATTGGAGGAAAACGATGACTGAGCCCACAGTTGAGTGGTCACAGGACCAAATGGTAGAAGTGTTTTTGAATGAACCAGATGATTTTCTGAAAGTTCGCGAGACACTCACACGTATCGGAGTAGCATCAAGAAAGGAAAAGAAACTCTATCAGTCTTGCCATATCCTTCATAAGCAGGGAAGATACTTTATTGTTCACTTTAAGGAATTGTTTGCTCTTGATGGTAAACACGCAAATCTTACAGTGAATGATGTTCAGAGACGTAATCGCATCGCAAAACTTCTTTCTGATTGGGGATTGATTGGTGTTGCTAGTGAAGAAGCGATTGCTGATATTGCTCCTCTGAATCAGATCAAAGTGCTGGCCTACAAGGATAAGTCGGATTGGGTATTAGAGCAGAAATATAATATTGGCAAGAAAGGAAAGACTCAGGAAACCGAATAAATAATCCTGCGATCTTTCGTGCGGTCGCTTCAAAAATCGGAACTTACAAGCACCCTTGACGGGGTGCTTTTTTTATGTTAGAATACCTGAGTCTGAACAAGTCAGTATTCAGGAACAAAAACTCTTGTTAGTTTTCACTTGTTAATACTCATCAGACGGGTTGACAGAAGACTGAATTAGTTCTATAATAACAGTCTTCGGGTCAATCAGTATTCAGATGATAATACTCTTGTTAGTATTCAACCTCCAATACTTACCGAAGAAATACTTATTAGTATTCAATAGGAAATACTCTTGTTAGTATTCACCCCCCAATACTTGACAAGATTTATTTCTTGTACTATAATTATCACATAACGAATTGAATTAGTGGTCAACATGTAAGACTTTTATTAGTCTTCAGACATATCTGTTACTTGTTCGTTATTTTTCACATGATGTTCTTTATTAATTAAAAAAATGAATCTTTTTACAGTAGACATTGGTCAAGGCAAAGTCCACGCTTATGATAGTGGCAATGACAAGTTTCATGGAAAATTGCCACACAATGATTTCATTAACTTGAATATTCCTGAACTCAAATCTGGAGATGTTTTGGTTGTTGAGTGTGCTCATTTGAGAGAAGCACATAGATTTACTCTTGCTCAACCTTTTGACTATAATCAATTGGAAGAGTTGAAAAAAAATGCAGATGAAATGGGTGTTACTATCCTTTTGTTTCCGCAAAAATCCACTCCCAAAGCACGGAAACTTTCTGGTGTAGATGCAGACTCAAAGAATAAGACTGATGAAATTGACACTAGAGCAATTGCACAGTTTCTTTTGAATGATGAAAATGCATATAATGCATTAAAAGTATTTTATCCAAGGAAGTTGGATTCTTTTAAGGCTAAAATTAGCAGCATCGTTGATTACATCAAAGAATGTAATGCTGATATCAACCCTGCCAAATCTTCTGAGTATGGATTTGGAAAAAATGATTACGATGATGAAGTGTCAAAGTGGATCAAGAAGTATGGTTTGAGACTAGTTGAGTATCTTGATGGTGATTCGGAACTGATCGATGCAATTGGCCTTGGATTTGACAAGAAAGGAAACCTAAAGGTTATAACGGCTAACCGCATTTATACTTTAGTTCACTCTCTCATTCGGCCAAATGGTGAACTTCGTGTTCGGCCTGATATTGGTAAAGTTCCTAATTGGAAATACATCAAAGCACACTATCTTGGATGTAAGCCTTATCATATGAATCAAGGTGTTGCAGCATCTAACTACAAACACTGGATGCGGCGTACAGTATCTGAATATATGCATCCTGATAAATTAAGAGATAAAGGTGATCCTAAAAAACTTTCTGCTAACTCCAGTGACTTTCAAATTGGAATGTCATATGAGGAACTTGCTAAATTGAAAGAAGCACGTACCAAAGTTGACAAGATGACCCAAAAAATCTGGGGCGTGTTGCGGAAGATGATTGTTGAGGATGGTCTCCGTTAGTATTCACCTTGTAAAACTCTTGTCAGTTTTCAAAACATAATACTCAACCATCTTCAAATCTTTTAGTTAGTATTCACGTGGAAATACTCTTGTTAGTATTCAAAACCTAATACTCAACCATCCTCAAATTTTTTAGTTAGTATTCCCAGGAAAAAACTTTTATTAGTTTTCAACCTCTAATACTCAAAAAATCAGTCAGTATTCAGGAACAAAAACTCTTGTTAGTTTTCACTCGTTAATACTCAAAATAAAAAGTGAGGGTTTCCGACCCTCCTTTTTTATGTCTTGTGTTACTATATACTTATGGATGCCTTCGGGGTCCACAAAAAACAAACTCGCTTATTAAAGGAGCTAAAAAGATGACAAATCTTTCGCGTTACACTGCGAACGATCTCCCACGTCTTATGGAGAGATTGAATCGCAACACAATCGGATTGGATCAGTACTTTGATCGTGTTTTTAGTCTGCATGAAACGACATCGAACTATCCGCCATACAACTTAGTATCAGTTAGCAATGTCGAATCAAAACTGGAAATCGCCCTCGCAGGATTTAAAAAATCTGAGGTCTTTGTCTATACAGAATCTGGAAAACTATTTGTTGAGGGACAGAAGGAAGACAAAGAAACGGGAAAAGAATTTGTCCACCGAGGAGTGGCTCAACGATCTTTCACCCGATCTTGGACCCTCTCAGATGAAACGGAAGTTAGATCAGTTGAATTTGAGGATGGGTTGCTGACAATAACTCTTGGTATGATTGTTCCTGAACATCACCAAAGAAAAGATTGGTTCTAAATATTATTGAATATCGTCGCCGCAGAGGGGCAACTGGCACAATCCAGTTGACGCCCCTCTTTTTTCTTGGTAGAATGACTGGAGGAAAAACTATACTATGACTATTAAACTGGTTACACTAAAATCTGGAGAAGATGTTATTTGTGACTTAAGTGAGGTTTCTATTCCGCATGAGAATGAGGACCTGGAGAAACTGGTGGCTTATTCTATGAATCTGCCATATGTGGTTAAACTTGCCAACCCACAAACGCTTTATGAAGCAGTGGATTCTCAAGAGCCACAGATCTCTTTCTTCCCATGGCAACCACTTACGTCAGATACTGATATTCTAATTCCACTTGATTGGGTTGTTTGTATAACTAATCCAGCAAAATCAATCAAAGATTCCTATATCGATAGGTCTGACATGTTTAAAGCATTGAGAGGAGAAGATGAGACAGATTAAAATTGTATCCCTGGTAGCAGGTCAGTTCTTTATTTCTGAAATAGAAGAAGTTGGAGCTGATATTGGTCAACCAGACTGCAAACTTATAAAACCATATATTATCAATGGGTCATTAGAACTCCATAAGTATATGGTAGAATTGACTGATGAAGAGATTTTTATGATTAGTTCAGATAAAATACTAACACTTGCTGATCCAAATCAAAATTTCTTAAAGCAATATACGGAGTTGACAAAGTAATGGCACTTTCTAAATCTGTAGAAGATTCCCTTCAAGAAGCACAGCAGTCTCTCAGAAATGCTCTGGCATACGCAGCCAGACAAGAACGTCCAATGGTTTGCACTGTGATTGCTGATCTTATCAGTAGAATAGATTCCTTACAGAGTACAGATTCTATTTTGGATAAGTTAGAAAACAGAAAACCTGGTGATAGTGGATTTTTTGGTACATTTTTTAATGATGAGGATGAATGAAGTTCTACACTAATGTTCAACTAATTGGTAATCAAGTTCTTGTTCGTGAAGTTGACAATGGCGTAAGAAAAGAATATAGAGATGAGTTTTTTCCAACTCTCTTTGTAAAATCAAAGAAGAAAACAAAGTTCAAAACACTAAATGGTGATCCTGTAGAGCCCATCAAACCAGGCACAGTCCGTGATTGCCGTGAG